CTGCAGCCGGTAGAGGGCGTCTTGCGTGTCTTGGAAGCTGGGGAGCCGGACGCCGCCGCCTTCGAGCGCCAGGCCGAACACGCCGGAGTCCTCCAGCGCCATCACGATCAGGTCACCCACGTTCCCGCTCGGCTTCTTCGCCATGCGAAGCGGCTGGTCTTGATCGTTCGCGTTCGCGATGACCGCGAGCGTTTCCTGCGCCAGCGCCGTGAAGTAGGGATCCGGCGGCAGGCGGTAGGCCGCCCGCATGAGCGCCACGGTGTTGGCGTACAGGGCGCTCTCGTACTCCGGCGGCAGGGTGACCACCGTGGCCGTGGTCGCGAAGCTCTGGAGCGGTTCCTTGGTGTCGATCCGCAGCGTGTAGGTGTTGTCGGGGATCGGCCAGAAGTAGATCGTCCCGGTCGGGTTGCCGCTGTCGAAAAAGTAATACTGCGGCAGGCCGGTGGCGGCCTTATCTGGGATGCGGTCGTATTCCTCCCGGCTGACGATCCTCCGCAGCGGAGTGCTCACGTTCGCCTTGAGCGCATACGCCGCGTCGATCTTGTCGATGCGCGGGATGTTGAAGGTCTGCCCCGCGCCGACCGTGTAGGAGGCCGCCCCGGTCGAGACGACGGACGTTTCCACGAGGTGGTACACCAGCGGGCGCTGGCGGTTCCACTTCGCGATCATCCAGTTCAACCGCTGGAGTGCATCGCTCGTGTCCTGGGTGAGAGGTGACTGGCCTTGGCCGAACACCCCCGAGTCCCGGAACGAGATGTTGATGATATCCCCAGCGGTTGTCATGGATCAGCCCTTAGACGACGGCTTCGGCCTTCTTGGTGTCGATGGCGTCCTGCAGGCGCGCGATGGACCACGATTTGTCGACCGTGAGCCCCAGGCTGTCCGCCTCCTCCAGCAGCACGGCCCGTTCGTCGTCCGCCGTCTTCATCCGACGCGCGGTGCCGCGGCCGATGCCGCTGTTCGAGGCGGTGGCCTCGTCCACGTCCTCCGGGGCCAGAGCGAGCGCCGTGCGCAGCTCGGCCTCGTTGTTCACCACCACCGGGGTCTGCAGGTACTTGCGCGGCTTCTTCGGGTCGCGGTCGGGGGTCTTGCCGCCGTCCTTCGAGCCCGGATAGACCATCATCGGGAACTCTTTGAACTCGTATTCGGGCCACTCGGTGGTTTCGTATCGCGGGTGTTCACGACGGGCCATGCTGGCGCGCTCCTCTTCGGTTGATCGGTGTTTAGCGCTTCTTCTTGCGCTTCGGACCCTCGGAGACCGGGGCTACCGCCTCGGTTTCCAGGGGCCCACCGCCCGAGAGGGTGTCTTCGACGGCCTGACCTGCGTCCGAGAAGCCAGCCTCGCGGGCCTCGGCTTCCTCGGCCTCGTCACCCACGAGCCGCGTGTTCTGATGGGGCACCGCGCGCCCGCTCTCAAGGCGGACTTCCCCGCCCAGGTACAGCATCTTCGGATATTCGCGGGCCATCGCGGTCCCCCTCTGCGTCGGGGGACTATCGCGCATGGGCCGCCGGGAGGCAATCGGGCAGGTTAGGGGTCGATCTTGTCCGCCAGCCCCCGCAGAGCGCGCCCGATTTCGTACACGGTGGCCTGCCCCGTGAGCGACACGACAACCATCAGGCCGCGCGCGGGCACCGAGGCCTTGAGGACAAGCTGCAGATCATCCTCGCTAGGCAGTCCATATGAGGCCACGTCGAGCGACCACCCGGCGCCGAAGAAGACCACGCGTCCGCTCACTCGCCCACCGCCTCCAGCAGCGCGTCCTCGGCCTCATGCCGCAGGGCTTCGGTGAAGGCCCGGAGCACCTGGGCGCGCACGTCGTCGGGCAACCCGGCCAGGAGGTCCACGCGCTCGTACTTGGGCCGATAGCGCGTCTCCACCTTGGGGAAGCCCAGATCGCGCAGGTAGGGTTCCATGGCGGGCAACCCGAACACATCCCGCGCCACGCGCTCCACGAAGATGCCGGTCACCTCCGCATCTTCGATGCACTCCGGCTCGCCCGGCTCCCCGCCGCTGGCGTAGCTCGGCCCGGTCGCGGGATACCCCGGCTGGAACGTGCCCCGCAGTTCGATCTCAATTTCCACGGTCGTGGCCGTGGTGACCTCGCGGCTCATCGGGCGTACCTCTCGCAGAGTTCGCGCGCCCAGGAACCCTGCCACGCGGCGCGGCGCCCGTAACGGCGGTGAAGGGTTTTCATCTGGTCCAGATTGTCCGAGCAGATGTCGTCCCAGATATCGTGCCACACGGCGTCGAAGCGCTCGCCCTTGGGCGGCTGCCACGCGAAGGCGTCGGCCTGCACGATGGTCACGCGTGGATCGGGGTAGGATGGGCCCACCAGCGCGATCACGTCGGGCGACGCCTCCACCACCGTGACCTTCTCGACCTCCGGCTTGAGCAGCACGGCGCCGAGCACCATTCCGAGGCCCAGACCGTGGATGAGGACGTTCCCCCGCGCGGCATGCACGAAGAACATGTGATCGCGCTTCTCGGCGGGGGTGTCGCTCATGACCAGCGTGCGGCCCCGGTAGAGGCGCGTGTAGGTCCCGGCGCGGATGCCGCGACCGCCTGGGCGGAAGGATGACCGCAGCTGGTCCATGCGCGCCGCGTCCTCGGAGACGGTGAACCGCTCCACCCGCCACTCGCCCGAGGCGCCTTCGGGCACGGTCACGTTCGGGATCATCATTTCGGAAGCTCCCAATACCGGCTCGGCTGGCGCATGAGCGCCTGTTCCCCCGGCCATCCGACGAAATACGCCGTGGCCTCCCCGTTCACCCACGGGCCCTTCCGGTGCACCACCGTGCGGTAATACGTCTTGGCCCCCGCCTCGGCCAGATGGTCCTCGGGGTCGAACGCCCCCAGCACCACCTCACCGAACGGCGCCGACTTCGCGGGCTTGCCCTTCGTCCAGCGCATCAGGTTTTCTCCGGCAGAACGTCGGGGCCGAACAGCGGAATAGCCACGTAGGTCCCCCAGCGGTTCGAGCAGCGCTCGGCGGCGATGCGGGCCACCTCCTCGCGGGCGTACACGTTGGGCAGCCGGAGCTTGAGGGTCCTCGTGTTGAGGAGGCCGTAGGCGAGCGGGGCGCCCATTAGACCGCCACCCACTTCACCGAGAACTTCGAGTTCTTCGGGTCGGCCTCGATGGCGACGACGCCCTTCCTCTGGAGAGCGACCATCGTGGGTTCGCGCGGCCCCCACCAGAGGCATCCGCGCGCCCGCATCAGTTGCATGGCGTGTTCCTGGGCGGGGGATAGTTTGATCGTCTTCATGTTCGCTGCTCCTAGTGCGCGGTGATGATGAAGCCGCGCGCGCCGCCGGGGGCCACGTGGGCCGCGCCGGGCAGGTGCTTACCGTCCAGGCCCGAGCGGACCCACACGCCCCAGCCGCGCTCCTGGCGACCGTAGGGGATGAACTCGTAGCCATCGGCGCAGAGCGCGCGGAAGGCCTCGGTGAGGGTCTCGTAGGGGTGACCGCAGGAAACGTGCGAATGGTAGGGCATCTGGGTGGTTCCTCTTCGTCTCGGGCTGGCGACCCGTCCCCGCCTATGAACCATCGTGCGCGGGGACGATCAAGCGGATTGTGGATCGGCGCCGCCTGTCTCTTCGCAATAGAGTGCGGCGACGCGGAGAAGGTCTGGATCGTGCCTAAACTTGCCGATGCTGGTGTTGCACCGCCAGCACAGCAGCCCGCGCACCCTCATGGTGACGTGGCAGTGATCGACCGCGAGCGCCTGCGGTGCGTGGGTCTTCGGGTGAATCCGCGTCTCGGGTTCTCGGCAGATGGCGCAGCGCCCTTCCTGGGCATGCTCCATGGCCTCGTAATCCTTCGGCGTGAGACCGTACTTCCGCTTGAGGCCGCGCTGCGCCTCGTAACTAGGAAACCGCTCGCGGCGGCTAGCCCATTTCCTGGCGTTGAAGGCTTTCCGGCTCTCGTCCGGCTGCCGCTTCAGCGCCGCTAGCCACTCGAAGTTGTCGGGGCCGTACGGCTCCTTGTAGCGAATGGGCCGGAGGAGGTGCGTTCGGGTTGGCCGCTCTCCCACGCCAGCAACGAATGCGTCGAAATTTTGCGCCCAGGCCTCGCACAGAGATGCACGACTCTTCCGCTCCCACCAGATCATGTAGAGCGGGTGGGCGCGCCTCGTATTGCGCCCGGCGGGGGAGCCACCTTCGGCGCGCCAGGCAGCGGCGTGATGAGATGAGCACATACCCTTGCACTTGGCTGGGCGCTCGCATCCGTCAACGAAGCAAGGCCCCACATTCGTCTTGGGCCGTCCCATTCGTCTGGCTCCAAAGGAAAACGCCCGACACTTGTGGCATCGGGCGTTCCCTCGGAAAAGCTATTTATTCGTCAGGCCCGATCAGACCGTATCGGGAATTACAACCCCCCATTCTGGCCTAATAAAGAGGTAGCCGAACAGGATGTCCAAGCGCGTCGCAAGCTGGTCGGTGCCCGGCAGGTAGGCGGTGAGGCAGCGCATGGAGAGGCCGTCGTAGGTCTCGCGCGCGACTTCTTCGACCTTCTTGGGCATCACGAGGTCCGCGGTGGCCATGGTGATGGCGCCGGGGGCGTAGCTGACGTTCTTGCGGTACTGCTCCGAGGCCTGATTGACCAGGGAGATGGCCGCGCCGTTCGCGGGGGAGGCGGCGCAGGTCTGGTACTGGACCGCGGAGCCGTCAGCCGCCGGCCCGATGATGGCCGGGTATATGCTGAGCGAGGTGGCGCCGTTCGCCGCCGCGGCGGTGATGACGAACTGCTGCAGCATGCCGTCGTCTTGCTTGGTGACGCGGTTCACCGAGTTGACGCCGGCGATCTCGATGATGTCGCCCACGCGCAGGGTGCCGGTGATCGCGGAGGTCACCAGCGTGGTGCCGGTCTGGTCGGCGCCCGACACGGTGCCCGCCGTGAACGTCCCGGTGGTGTGGACGAGGACGGTCTGGTCCTCGAACCAGCGGTGGTTCAAGGCGCGGTAGATCATCGCCGTGTCGTACTGCTTGGAGATCACCGTGGCCGGGTTGAAGAGGCCCTGCATGGTCTCCACGAAGTGCGCCATCGTGAACGGATCGGCCACGAGGTTGCGGTTCTGCAGCGGGGCCGAACGCTTGGTGAGCAGGGCGCCCGCTTCGAGGATTTGGCGGCTGGTCGGCGTGATGATCGCGCCGGCTCCGTCCGTGTTGGCCACGTAGTTGGAGACGCCGCCTTCCACGCCGCGCATGACCGTGGCCGCAACGTCGCCGGCCAGGTTGTTGATCATCGGGGCCAGAACGCGCTCCGAGTAGTCGTCCATCTGCATGGTGCGTTCGGCGGTGCTGAACGACACGTCCACGCCCTTCTGGGTGGAGACCACGAGCGTGGTGCTCTGCTCGGCGGTGTCCTGAATGGACATGCCGGCGCCGGTGCGAACCACGTAGTCGTTGGGCAGGCGGATGCGCAGCGAAGTGCCGATCTTCGCGCCGTCGCGGGCGAACTGATCGTCATACTGGCGGTCGATGTTCTGGATGAAGGCGTTCGAGTTCTTGAACAGCATGATCGCCTCACGGGTGATCATGTCGATGGTCAGAATGGAGTTAGGCATGGGTGCCCCCGGCGCACGCGGCGCAATGGTTGGGAACCGGAGGCCCCATCCGGCGAATTACGGGCCCACCAGGGCTTTGAGCGGAGCCCCGCAACCGACCATTGGACTATCGCGCCAAGAGCGGAGGCCGTGCCTCGAAGTGCGGCGAAGGTATCGCGGGATCACCATCGCCGCAAGTAGGCACGAAAAAGCCCCCAGAATGGCTCCTGGGGGCTGTGTCGGGGCCTAGCTGCCGTAACGCCGCTTTCGCCGCTCGTCGAAGTCCTTCGCGTAGGCCTCCATGCTGGCGTTCGGATCCGGCTCCTGCTGGCCTCCGCGCCCTTCCACCGGCTCGATGGGTGCGGCCACCTTGGAAACGGCGCTCCCGGCCTTCTTCTTGGCCGATGCCGCGCCGGAGAGCCGGGCAAGCTCCATCCCCAGTTTAACGGGGGGCATCTCCAGCACTTCGGCCAGGTGGTCGAGGTCCCCCGTGAGGGAGTGGTACACGTCGGCGCCGTTCGGGAGCGCGGTCAGGGCCTCGAAGAAGTCGGCCCGCTTGCCCAGGTCGGCGCCGAACGCAGCGCCGGCCGCCCGGATGTTCCGATCCCAGGTGTCCTTGTGATCGGCGGCCCCCTGCTCAAACAGGGCCTCGCACTTCTCGTTCAGCCGGTTCAGGGCCGCGATGTTCGCCGCGCGCTTGTTCACCTCGTCTTCGGTGAGGCCTGGGCCATCGGTGGTGCGGGCTGGAGCATCCTCGCCGCCTTCGGCCCCGGCAAGCTCGCGGAGGCGCTTGTTCTCGGCCTCTGCGGCTTCCGCGCGGCGCGTGGC